AAATATTCTTTGATTAATAATGGTGAGAAGATAAATTTTGTATCTAAAAGACCAAACCAATCCAAGAGAATGTAATATCATTCATTCAACAATTCCCAGAGGAACTTAACCTTGACAAATACATAGATTATGACGTACAATTTGAAAAGTCGTTCCTTGAACCTCTCAAGATTATCCTTGACTCTATTGGATGGAGTGTTGAGAGAACTGTAAACCTTGAATCATTTTTCGTATAATGGACTTACCTATTGATGATAAAGAACTAGAAGTCATCATTGAATCTGTATCTGATGTAGATATAGAATTGACTCGTAAATTAAGATTGATACAGCAGGTCAGAGATGAGAATCCTGGCGGGCCTTATAAAAAAATACTTCGTGAAAAACATGGGATGGTAATTTAATGGACTTTTTAAAAGAAATAGTAAAAGAGATCGGAGATGAATATACGCAGATTGCGTCAGATATTGATGAGACTGAAAGATTCATTGATACAGGATCCTACATTTTTAATGGACTCATTAGTGGGTCTATTTTTGGTGGGGTTAGCAGCAATCGTATTACTGCCATTGCTGGTGAGTCGTCTACTGGTAAAACTTATTTCTCACTTGCTGTTGTCAAAAACTTTTTGGACACTAACCCTGATGGGTATTGTCTCTATTTTGACACTGAAGCAGCCGTCAATAAAGGATTACTGGAGTCTCGTGGAATTGATACGACACGGTTGGTTGTTGTGAATGTCGTAACAATTGAGGAGTTCCGAACCAAGGCACTGAAGGCCGTAGATATATACTTAAAGACAACTGAAGAGGATCGCAAACCTTGTATGTTTGTGTTAGACTCATTAGGTATGCTTTCAACAGAGAAAGAGATTAAGGATGCACTAGATGATAAACAAGTTCGTGACATGACCAAATCACAACTTGTTAAAGGTGCTTTTCGTATGCTCACACTCAAACTTGGTCAAGCAAATATTCCATTAATAGTCACAAATCACACCTATGATGTCATCGGTTCTTACTTCCCTACAAAAGAAATGGGTGGAGGCAGCGGTCTCAAGTATGCAGCATCTACAATCATCTATCTCAGCAGAAAAAAAGAGAAGGATGGTAAGGAAGTCGTTGGAAACATTATCAAGGCAAAGACTCATAAATCACGTTTAAGCAAGGAGAACAAAGAAGTTGAAATTAGACTTTATTACGACGAACGTGGACTCGATAGATATTACGGACTTTTGGAGTTGGGTGAAAAGCATGGAGTCTTTGAGCGCAAAGGAAATCGGATCGTTGTTGGTGATAGCAGCGTATTTCCTTCTGCAATACTTAAGGATCCAGAAAAGTATTTCACGGAAGAAGTAATGGAAAAACTTGAAGAAGCATCGAATGAAGAATTTAGTTACGGAGAGTGATTTTGTTGAGACCTATGATGACTTTCTTTCTGAGTCAATTTGTTCACAACTGATAAGTTTGGTAGATGAAGAGAATGAAAGAATTGAAAGAGATCATAGACCTAATTTTTATCAAAGAAATATAGGTAATCTGACAGAATATACTGGTCTGTATCAAAAATTTTCTGAGATAGGTATGAAGTATCTTACTGATATAGGATACTACGATGACATATTACCTCAGAAGTATGGATTTGAAGAGATGCGTATTAAAAAATATGATGTTGGAGATTCATTTGACACTCATATTGATGTATCTGATTACGCATCTGCTAGAAGATGGCTTGCCTTTCTTGTTTACCTCAACGATAATTTTACTGGAGGAGAGACAGAGTTTGTTGACGGTAAAATGATTCATCCGAAGACTGGTAGTGTTTTAGTTTTTCCAAGTCTATGGACATTTCCTCATGCTGGTTTACCAGTTAAATCAGGTACAAAGTATATCTTGACTACTTATTTTCATTATATTTAAATGGATCGTATTGAAAAAGTTATCCTAAGAAATTTAGTTTACAACGAAGAATATCTCAGAAAAGTATTGCCTTTCATTGAACCAGATTACTTCAATGATCGTAACGAGAGAGTTGTATTTGAACATATTACTAAATATGCAGCAGAGTACAACAGCTTAATCACAAAAGAAGTATTACTCATTGAAATTGAAGACAGACGTGATATCACGCAAGAAGAAGTCAAAAATATAAACGGAACGATAAATGAACTGGAAGATATTGAATGCGATCTTGAATGGTTGAGTGACACGACAGAGAAATGGTGTCGTGATCGTGCAATTTATCTGGCTTTGATGGAGTCAATCAAAATTGCAGATGGACAAGATGACAAACAAAACCGAGACGCAATACCAACAATACTATCAGACGCTTTATCTGTTTCTTTTAATCGTAATGTAGGCCACGATTACTTGGAGGACTATGAAGAAAGATACGAACTCTACAATAAGAAAGAAAGTAGGATACAATTCGACCTCGAATATTTTAATAAGATTACAAAAGGAGGCATTCCAAACAAGACGCTCAATATTGCACTTGCAGGCACTGGGGTTGGTAAATCTCTGTTTATGTGTCATCATGCTAGTGCTGTTCTCCTAGAAGGAAAGAACGTCTTATACATAACATTAGAAATGGCAGAAGAAAAGATTGCGGAACGTATTGATGCGAATCTTTTAAATGTAAACATACAAGAGATTACTGATTTACCAAAACCAATCTTTGAAAGTAAGGTAACTAATCTTGCAAAGAAGACTCAAGGGTCACTTATCATCAAGGAATATCCGACTGCATCTGCTCACTCAGGTCACTTCAAGGCCTTACTTAATGAACTAGCCTTGAAAAAATCATTTAAACCTGATATAATATTCATAGATTACTTAAATATATGTGCATCGTCACGTTACAGGGCTGGATCAAATGTTAACTCGTATTCCTATATTAAGGCGATTGCTGAAGAGCTCAGGGGTCTTGCAGTTGAGGCTAATGTTCCTATCTTCTCCGCTACTCAGACGACTCGCTCTGGCTTTGCTAGTAGTGATGTGGATCTTACTGATACAAGCGAGTCATTCGGTCTTCCTGCCACTGCTGATCTTATGTTCGCTCTTATTACTACGGAGGAGCTTGAGGGGTTGGGACAGATAATGGTCAAGCAACTCAAGAACAGATACAATGACCCGACTTATAATCGGAGATTTGTTATCGGAGTTGATCGTACAAAAATGAGATTGTATGACTGTGAACAAACTGCACAAGATGATTTGCTTGACAGTGGACAGGATGTAGAGTATAATGAAGAAGATAAAACAACAAAGAAATTTGCCGAGTTTAAGTTTTAAAAATGTCTGGAGACTACAACACACATAACGATCAACAACCTAATATAAATTACACAGATCATACCGTTGACCTTTCTAAGTACGCTTTATTTGTGGATGGTGTCACATCCGATCCCAGTAAGGATTATCAATCTTTTGTTGAGAGTTTGGATGACCTTGACGGACAGGGTTCCAATATTCACAGACTTCTTACTGCTGCTGTTGGTGTCAGTGCTGAGGGTGGTGAGTTTATGGAGATCGTTAAGAAGATGGTTTTCCAAGGTAAGCCTTGGGATGACCACAATCGAAAACATCTTGTTATTGAGTTGGGTGACGTTATGTGGTATGTAATGCAGGCATGTATGGCACTTAACATTACACTTGATGATGTGATTGCTGGTAACGTTGAGAAGTTGAAGAAGAGATATCCAGGCGGAGAGTTTGATGTCTACAAATCAGAAAATCGTTTAGAAGGAGACTTATGATTAATTTGCGTGACCAGATTCTAAAAAGTCAAATCGCATACTACAACGGTTTGATTGCAAAACATCAACAGAATGTTGAGATATATTTAAATCAACCTGTGGGTATTGGTGAACACTCAGATGTGATGGGAACAATAGATGGTGAAATAAATGCTATTGCACAGGCACACGAGAAGATTGAAATTATTAATCACTACTTTTTGAATAGATAATAAATAATCAAAAAGATAGTCTAATAAAATGGAATTATCAGAGGCATTTTATGCTGGTCTCTCTCTTGTTGATACAAAGACTTAAAAAAGGC